GTAACTCGTAACCTGTGATCGGATTCGGCGACAAGGTTGTGGTATTGGTGTTCGTCACTTCCCGAACTTCGGTCGCGCTCAGGATTCTTTGAGCAGTGAATAACAGAGCGGTAGGAACGATGAGTTGACGGCTGCCGATCATAATCGGCTCACCGGTATTCGGGTCGTCGATGGCGTCGAACAGCAACAGTGCCGCTTCGATGTCGGTCCAGTCCTGAAGCGCGGCGGCTTCGAGGTTGTCGAAATCACCGTCCGTATGAGTGTTGCCATACGTAGCCTGTGCCGCCCCGTCATTTCGGCGGTAGAGAGTATCTTGACCGAGCACAGCATCGAGGATGCGTTTCTCTTTGTTGAGGCCCATCATCTCGGCACCCTTGTTTGCCCGGTCGAGCAGCAGCCCGGTACGATCCCCGAACACAGCTTCTTTCGAGAGTGAAAGGATATAACCCCGCTTCACTTTTTCGGGAGTCATCACCCATTCTTCGCTCACACCGACTTCCGGATACGGTTGATTCGCTCCGATCGCTTCAGCCTCGTCACCCGGCAGGCTGATGCCCGGAATCTTTTCCTCTTCCTGCAAGTCGGTTGGAACGTTCCTGGTAACACTCCCGCCGATTAGAGCGGGCTGGTCGAATGATTCCAGTGTTGATGTGAAGAAAATCTGACCGGTGATATTTGAGAACGTGGCGTGGTCTACCGGACCCGCTTCCATCAGGGTTGTATTGTTGCGTCCATGTTTCCGAGGACTGAATGATTCGAGCAAGTCACGGCCAACGGGAGTACCGTCCTCCAAGGTGACAAGATGTTCAAACAGATCACGGATGGAGAATTCGGATGGTTTCACCTGCTGTTTAGCGCGACTGAACCGTGATCCGGATTCAGCCTGCCATATAAACCCGCCATCAGAATTGATTCCGTTGTGGACGTTCTCGATCCCCATCGCTTCGCTGAGTTGCGAGAGAACTTTATCCTCTTCACCGGCTCTCTTGGCGTTCCGGATATCGCGGGCAAGTGATTCTGCGAAAGCGGTCATGTTCTTATTCCTTTTGAAATCGTGAGATTCTTGGTTTTTTGAGTTTGGTTATCGAGTGCCTTCGCAACCCGCCATTGCGAGCCGGACGACTTCTCCGTTTGCTCCACCCGACTTTGCACCACACATCAAGGCCATTTCCGTGGGACTACCTAATGTGATAGTGTGTTTGACTTTAACCCCGAGGTTATCGAGTGCCTGGTTCGGATTGTTGCCGCCGGCTTCATCAATCATCGGGATGATCTCAACGGTTGTCGCATCTCGGCGGCGGATGTCGATCTGCAACGTATGGAAATCTGTTGCGAGATTCGGGCTGACTGCGGCGAGTCTGGTTGTGGTTTGAGTGCCACCGAGAGACGTTTCAAACCGCCAGAAAAGTTCCCCATCAAGCTTGAAAAACACAGCCCCGCTGTATGTAGCCAACGGTCCGCCCGCGTTGTCTATCAGAGAATTGACGACAACTGCTGACATAAAACCAAAGATCACGTTGATGTCGTCTGTATTAGCTTCAGCAAACGCAAGTCGTCCGATGCACGACATCGGTTTGTCGTCGGCGATCAGGAATAGCTCCTGCGTCGTGTGAATATAAACCTCGAAGTTATCTGTAACGCCGGTCGTGAGATCAAGTCCGCCTTCTGCGGAATCAACGGCGGCAACACTTGATCCGGCATCCGCTTGAAGTGATGTCCAACGGTCGCCCGAAACGAACTCATCGAAGTGATCGACGAATCCAAATTGACGCGGCGCGAGAAGAAATCTCTCAGGCAAAGTCAGTGATTTAGTCATTATATTTGGTTCCGTTTAGCGAAGTTGGGAGCAGTCCATTTATTGCAGCACATTTCTTTTTCAGTCAGTCACACTTTGCGTAACCGGCTGGCGAATTCTTTCGAGTCTTTTGCCGGAGTCCAATTGCGGCCTTCCGATTCCATGATCGAAGGTGAACGTGCGGGGCGTTTCTTGACGGTTTGGTTCTCATTGTCATTCGGCCACGATTCGACAAGAGCCTTGCGATGTTTTTTCCGGGACAGCAGCGATTGCCATCATCCGCTCATCTGTTACTTCACGACCGGATTCTAGCAGCATGTTTTTCGCTTCCATGCGATCAATTGAACGGAGACGCTTTTGTACTGATTCCGGAAGTGTTGATTCTTCATCCGTACCACCAGCACCATCGCTCGATTCCCCCGACGCGGTCTCCTCAATGGAGTCAAGCTTTTCCTTCACATCCTCGGCCATTTGCGCCAGTTCGGCGGCTTTCTTGCCGACCTCTTTCGGTGGAATCTTTGGGTCCTTGAAAATTTCGTCCGCACGCTTGGCGAGTGCTTCAACAGCGGCATCGGCAGCGGAAACCTCCGCCTCGATAACTTCTTCGTCGGCCACATCTGCGAGCATCCCGTCCTCGTGCATTGCTTCCAAAACACGCTTAAAGCCTTTCCGTTTTTTGCTGGCGGCTTCGACGACTTCGCGGAGAGTCTTTTTCATTTGAGTTTGCTCCAATGATTCAAAAAGTCCGGCGTTCGTCGCCGGTTGGGATACGATGTCAACAGAATGCACACAATCGATGGATTCCACGACCCAGCCGCCGTCCTTCTGCACAAGCTCGCCCTCGGCGTTGTGGGAGAGACCGAACTGTTTCGGGAACCGCTCGGCGGCCTCGAATACTGCTTCGGATTGGGATGAGGACTTGAGGATGTTGAGGTCGCCATACACGCCGGATTCAGTTACCCGGCACCGGTCAAGCTGGCCGATGAATGAAGAGAAAGACCGTTCCTGATTCGGATTGGCCCGATCGGGATGGTCGATGTTGACCTTGATCCCCTCGTAGAAACTGCTCGCTTCGCGGAGAGCACGGTCAGAATACGTTCTCCCATTCTTCGATTCGCGGCCTAGGATCTTGACGCTTTGAATCACACCATTCTCACGATCGACTGTGAGCGGTGATTCTGAGAGTACGGTTTCTTGCAGCTTTTGTTTCATGCTTCGCAACCAATAAAAAAAGGGGGCCAACGTGATTTCTCACGCGACCCCCTGAAAAGGCTGCGAAGTTTCAGGCTCCTGCCAGCATCGATAACTGGTTAGCCCAATCGAGTGCCGGTGATTATCACCGGCCCCCTTGTGTGCCTATTATGTTGGATCATGGCTGGAATTTTGTCAAGCCTGTTTTGGATTCCCCTTTCAAAAGAAGCCCCGCCAAAGCAACACTCATTGGTCGGTTCCTTTCAGTTGTAAGGCAGTCACGGCAGCTCGGTTGTCTGACGCGCCAAATTTGAGACAACATCGGGCGGATTGGCCACGATGATCCAAGAATCGTGAGGTTGCATAATTAGTACCTTCAAAGGTGCTCCCCCGGCTGCTGCGCTGGTATACACGCTTGGAGTGGTACGCCTCCGGTTGGTGACCGGAGAGCCGGGGGAGCGATGGGTTTAATCAAACGTGACATGTACAACAGCGCGATCAAACTCAGTGTTGTGTATCCAGTTGAGCAAACTGGCCATCTTCTGGCATGGTGTCTCGCCGCATGCGGCGTCATAGTCTGCATCATTGACTTCGATGTCATTTTCTGCGAGCAAAACAGGATCGTCGTAGTCCGGGCTTGGCCCCCAGTATTCCACAGTGATGACGTGCGGATCATCGTCAAGCTGGCCAAACTGGATTGTAGCCACGCCGCTGGTCGCGTCTTCAGGCGTGATCAGGTCTTGCAGTGTAATTGTCATAATTCTTCTCCATCTGGGCTACCCGCCCAACCTGCAGCCGGTAAAGCGGCGGCTGCAAACCGCGTTTGAGTTCACGCTGAACTCAGTTCTTTTTGATTTCATCGGTGTTCTTTTTCTGATACACCACTCCGTCTTTATAAATTGTGTATGGCGGAAAATCGCTAGGGTGGCGCGGAGACAACAGCAAAGGAGCGCGGCCGGCTTGGATCTCCGCCCGATGCGCTACGCGTTGCAGAGCGGCTTCGATCTCCTCATCGCTGATTCCGGTAAGTTCGATCTCCTCACCAATGCCCCGAAATCTGATGGTCAGTGCGAGTATTTTTGGTTTACTCATTGTCTCGGTTCCTTTTTTTTGTGGCCGTGTGGCCGGTTAATCGAGCATGTCACTTTTTCGCTGCTGTTTGGATTTTTGTTTTGCGTGCACCCCAGAGGCTGTAGGCATGGGTCGTCAGAGGCTTTCTTTTCCAAGTTGTCTTGACGCTTCAGTTCGCGTCTCTATAATAGTATACGTATTATGATACTCTCTGGATCACAAAATCGGAGAAAATCCATGAAAAAAAGAAAGAAAAATCGTCCCGGACCAAAGCCGATGTCGGAAGATCGGCGGCGGAGATATCGGATGCAGATTCCGCTCAATCTGTCAGAGCGGCAGGATGTCGAGCTTGCAGCGGCCCGTGAAGGGCTTCCTGTGGCTGTTTGGGTAAGAAGGCAACTCACGGAGTCAATTATCAAATCCCAGAACCTGGTTTGACTCAGCAACTAGCTGTCGCCGCAAGAAAAAATCTGCCCCTTCAGGCGCCTTGCAATCTCGAACGCGAATCCGACCGGCCAGGCGACCTACACGGAGCACTGACAGAAAACAGCGGCAATGCGGATGAGCGGGGAGTGATATTCGCGGACGCCAAATCTGATCCGGCAGCCCGTGATACGGCCAGCAAATTTTACAGACACGCGGATCACATTGCGTAAACCAGAACGGGGCACCGAACAAGAGATTCGGGATATCGCCCGAACGTACCGCTGATGTAGTTCCCTCAGCTTGTGCGGCGGTGACTTCAGTTTCGGCGACGGTTGCGACACGGGACGGGCCGAGAACTGTTTCAAGATCAGACCCGGCTGCCAGACGTTCGCGGGTGTGTGTTACAAACTGAGTAGCGACCTGTTTGGCCTTCTGTGTTGCGAACACAAGCCCCTGTGTCTGGCTGGCTGCCTTGGCCATTCCGTGCTGTCGCGAAGCTGCGATGAATACCAGCAGCAGCAACGCAGCAAGCTCCTGTTCCGTCTCACGCTGGGCGTCGATCCAGAACGTCGCCGGCACGTTGGTGACGTCGGGCGGCTTCCCCATCAGTCGCTTCAGTTCGCGTTTCTGCTTGGCGGTGAGCTTTGCAAACTCGCGGGCGAATCGGCGGTCAAGCTGGTTGCGGTTTTTCAGTTCGGCCATTGTCGTCTACATCAATCTGCATTATCCCGTTAGCGTTCCGGTATGGATGCCCGGCGACTTTGTATGTAATGGAATAATCCCCGTCCACTGTGATAATTGTTCTAGGCTTCAGGTCTCTCATGCTTACTTTGACGTGAGAACCCCTCTCCACGCGATGCAATGGTCTTAATTCCAATTTGGCAGCCAGTGGGTCAGTACATTTCCATTTTTTCCAGGATCTTGCCGCCAGAAACGAAACAAACGGCAGTGCGAGAAATGATCTTCGGTTCATGGGTAGTTCCTCAAAATTTGCCTTGCCTCTTCCAACGTCGTCACGCTCTCCATCGCCCCCACAATCGCACCTTGATCCACAGGCGAAAGCGGCGTCACTTCACCCGGCGTCGGGTCCCCGTCTTCTTCCCTGTTCCTTTTTTCCTCATCAAAATCTAAATCATGTTCGGCGTGAATCGTGCGAAGGCTTTTCCCCAAGCGTTGCAGTATTTCATCGACCTGAGCCTGTTTCAATTTGTCCCGGCTGGCGACTTCCGGGGCGTCGATCTTGATCTCGATGGACCGGCGAATCTGTGACCAGTCCGGTCCCTTCAGGACGCCAATCTCCCAAGACAACCGCAGAACCTTCCACAGCAATTCCATATCGTGCCGCTTGTAGAACTGTTGGTCGCATTCGCGGGCTTTGACGAACGGCGATTCGGCAACCAGCGTCGATGCAAAGTTCGCGTTGCTAGCATCTCCGCTGATAATGAACTCCGGGAAGCTCCAGCGTTGCCCGATAGACCGCAGCACGAACTGAGCAACCTCAATGAAGATCGGAGAACGGAGCGTACCCATCGGGCCGGCGTGGTATGTCATCCCTGCAGGAATATCCTTGACCGTCCCGGGTTGGAACTTCTCAGCTTGCACGGTTCGCGTACCGTCCTTGATTCCCTTGTCATAGTTTGTGGTGGCTGTTGCAGCGACGAAATCAACGATGTCGTCCTTTGAGATACCGGTAACGTGCTCCCGAATGAATGCGATCGCGGCCTGAATTGCAGCCCCTTCCGCCGTGTTCTTCCGCAACCGCGCTTCTGCTTCGATGTCTTCCCAGACCGGCACGAAGTCAGACACGCCCCGCTTCGCCTTTCGAGGCACGTTACGCTTAATGTGCACCATCCGATGCTCTGGGATGAACTCCCAATCGTTGCCGGCCTGATCGTAGACAACGTGATATCCCAACGCCCTGTGAGTGTGGCGCTTGGGAGTCAGGATGCCGAACTTCCAAGACGGCTCGAATGCCATCATGTCGATTCGATTCGTATCGGTTAGCCAATCCTCAATTATGCGTTTGTTGGCAGGTTCCGTTACATTGTCCGGCTCGATCATATCTACGACAATTCGCGATCCGTCGTTCTGGATGTGGATAAATGCTTCACCATCCTCTCGGCTCCGCTGATGGTTCTCTACGTCGATCACACCGCTGAAGTCGTTCGTCTCGATAAATGTATCGATGATTCTCTGAACGTGTTTGACAAGCTCCTCCGCTTCAACACCTTCGGCTTCCTGAACCGTGTATGTAAACCCGGTACCGTAGACGTAGTTCTTCAACGCTTCCACTGCTCCGATTGTTGTGGACGTGAACGCGGCAAGATTCCGGGACTGGCCACGGATGCGGGCCAGGTCCATCTCGGTTTCGTAGAGCGGGAACAACTTGCCGTCTTCTCGATCACTCCGTAGCGACCACGGCGCGTGTCGGTACGGAAACCCGCTGGAAAAGAAATGCGGGTCGCTTGTCCCGAACCGGTCAACTGAGCGCGGGACCGTATCGTAATGCTCGACCAGCGGGCGAGCAGCCTGTTTGATGATCGCAGTCCTAGCCTTTGCCTCTTCGATCTTGAGTTGCGATTCGACAAGGGCGAGTTCGGTTTCAGCTTGTTTGAGTTCGGTTGTCATCTATATTTTCTCCAGCAAATCCAGTTCACGACGAATAGCGATCAATGCGTTCCACTCCCTATCGGTGAATCCATCCGGTGTGAGGTCAAGAAAATCAGTCCCTTCTAAATCCACGATAAAATCGATGTATTTTTTTAGGAGTACTTTGAAGTCTACCATTGGACCAACATGATAAGTCGTTCCGGCTGGAAATTCTTTTCCAAAGCTCATGCGACTAACACCTCCTCCGGTGGAACCGTGCGTGTCGTGATGTGACGGATCAGCCGAATCGCCATTTCGAGCGCGTCCGGCCCGTCGTCGTGGTACCCCTTGTTCGGAAACATCATAAGCTGCTCGACCAGAATTTTACAATCCGGATTGTGTGGATGGAACTTCAGTTGATGATTTGCAAGGTACGGGTCGAGCCGTTGAATGCGTACCGGTTTCTTTATACTCTTTTGATTGATTAACGAAATCGGTAACGGGGCGTGCTTTTCAATCTGGCAATACAAATCAATCAGTGGATGGAGCAACTGCTGGAAGAGGACCGCCTCGATTCCTACTCGAAATGACTTGTGATGGTCTGAGAAATTGACCACATTCTCAACCAACTTCATTGGTGTGCAGCGTAACATTTTGCAGTCAACCCACAGCTTCCCACGGGCAAGGCCAACGGAAACGATTGCTGAATAGTCAGCCATGTCTTTCTCACTCATCGCAGCATCAATAGCGATGACCGACGCTTGGAATGTGTCGGGCCAATCATCCGCATCCCCATAGATGTGATCCTCGAAATACTCAGCAGGCCACAACGCGCCTTCGATCTCAGTGAATCGCCCCTCGTGCTCTTGAGCGAACTTCCGGGGACCCATCTCAATCTTGGCGTCCTTGAGTATTTCGAGGATCACATCTATGGGGATGCGGATGATTGGCCCGACACATT